AAATAGAAAATCCATATGGAGGATTTGAAGACATTAGTTGGATATTGTAATATTTATAATATATAAATTTTAAAAAATGGCAGACAAAAATCTATTCACCCGATTACAACGACTGTTTTCAACAGACGTTATTATAAGAAATGCGGGTGGTAATGAATTAAAAGTAATGGACGTGGATTCAATCCAACGTTCAGGAGACATAGCAACAAACTCCTTAATGGATAGATACAATCGCTTGTACTCTCCAGCATCAACCTCTCTCTTAGGTGCCCAATTAAATGTAAACTGGCAGTACTTAAGAACCATGGTTTATTCGGATTACGATAACATGGATTACGATGCTATTGTTGCCTCTGCCTTAGATATTATTTCCGATGAATGTACCTTAAAAAATGATATGGGAGAGGTACTTCATATTAAATCAAGTGATGATGATATTCAGCAAATACTTTATAACTTGTTTTATGATGTATTAAACATTGAATTCAATTTATGGAGCTGGATTCGCCAAATGTGTAAATATGGTGATTTCTTCTTAAAACTAGAAATTGCTGAAAAATATGGTGTTTATAATGTTATTCCTTACACTGCTTTCCATATTGAAAGACAAGAAAATTATGACAAAGAACATCCCAATGCTGTAAGATTTAAATACTCACCCGAAGGTATTTACGCTGGAGGTTCAGGCTATTATGGTACTCCTGTTTTAGGAACATTTGGACAAGATGATAAAAATCCAGGTGTTTATTTTGACAACTATGAAATGGCTCACTTTAGATTATTAACTGATGTTAACTATCTTCCTTATGGTCGTTCGTATTTGGAACCAGCTCGTCGTATCTTCAAACAATATGTGTTGATGGAAGATGCTATGTTGATTCATAGGATTTCACGTAGTCCTGATCGTCGTATTTTCTATATTAACGTTGGTTCAATTCCTCCTAATGAAGTAGAAAATTTCATGCAGAAAACAATTTCTACAATGAAACGTACTCCATTAATGGATAGTCAAACAGGTGAATATAACCTTAAGTACAATATGCAAAACTTACTTGAGGATTTTTATATTCCTATTAGAGGAAATGATGTTTCTACTAAAATGGAAACAGCCCCTGGCCTACAATATGATGGTATTCAAGATGTTACTTACTTAAGAGATAAATTATTTGCAGCCCTTAAAGTACCTAAAGCATTTATGGGTTATGAAAAAGATTTAACAGGTAAAGCAACATTGGCTGCTGAAGATATTAGATTTGCTCGTACAATCAATCGTATTCAGCGTATTACCTTATCAGAATTATATAAAATTGCTTTAGTACATTTATATTCACAAGGTTATACAGGTGAACAATTAACTAATTTTGAATTAGAATTAACTACTCCATCTATTATCTACGACCAAGAAAAAATCGCCTTATTAACTCAAAAGGTAGATTTGGCTCAAAAGATTATGGATACTAAATTGTTACCTACTGATTGGATTTATGATAATATTTTCCATTTAAGTGAAGACCAGTACGATGAATATAGAGATTTAATTATTGAAGATCAAAAACGTGCCTTCCGTAGAAAACAAATTGAAGAAGAAGGAAACGATCCTAAAGTAACAGGTAAATCTTATGGTACTCCTCATGATTTAGCATCACTTTATGGTAAAGGAAGAATGTATTCCGAACCAGAAAATGTACCTGTAGGATATGGTGATGATATTAAATTAGGTCGTCCTGAAGAAAAATCTACTAACCGAAATACACAAGATGATAATTTTGGTAAAGACAGATTAGGTGCTCAAGGTATAAAAGATAAAGATAATGAAAATGAACAAGGTGGTATTAATCCTGAATACAAAGGTGGTTCACCCTTGGCTCTAGAGGCAAAACAAATATATTTAAAGAACAAATCTTTGATTGAAAGTTTAGGTAAAAAATCATTTACAACAGATTCTCTCTCAGAACCCTCGTTGTTAGATGAAAGTAAATTGAAGGAATAAAGATCTTTATATATTTATAACAAAACCTTTTGGGAATGAACATTAAACATTCTAAGTATAAAAACACTGGAATCCTGTTTGAACTTTTAGTTAGACAAATTACCGCTGATACCTTATCCGGTAAAGATTCTAAAGCAACAGGTATCCTTAAAAAATACTTTGTAAAAACAGAATTGGGGAGAGAATACAAATTGTATGAAACTCTAACCAAACACAAAAATTTAACCGAAGGCAAAGCAGAGGTTGTAATTAATTCAGTTATTGATTCTTCTAAACATTTAAATAGAGGTGCTTTAAAAAGACAAAAGTACAATCTAATTAATGAAATCCAGAAGCATTATAACTTAGAGGAATTCTTTAAAACCAAACTCCCTAATTACAAAACTCACGCTGCATTATATACGTTATTAGAAATATATAACAGCGAAAATTTATCCAACCCCGACCAAATTATTTCCAACAAAATTGCTATTTTGGAAAGTTTAACTACCAAACAAGTTGACAAGAAAAAGGTAGAGGATGAATTATTGAATGAATTCCAATCTTACGATAAGGATATCAGAATTTTGACCTACAAAGTAATGTTGGAAAAATTCAATGGTAAATATGCTTCATTAAACGAAAACCAAAAACTAGTTTTAAAAGAATTTATCAACTCAGTTGATTCAACCCCTAAATTAAGAGATTTTTACAATACTAAAATTACGGAAATAAAATCTGAATTAACTGGGTTATCTAAAAAAGTTACTGAAAAAGCTGTACAAATTAAATTACATGAAGTAACTAATTTATTAAATCCATTAGGTAAAACATCTAATGTGGGTAACGATGACTTAGTTAATTTATTACAATATTACGAACTTTTAGAAGAACTTGTAAAAATACATGGGTAATTTTAAATACAAATTAAAAGAAGCAGAAGTTGGTGATACCAAAGTGGTAAAGGGTACTAAATATACCGTTACCAATATTGATCCTGAAACTGGAAGAATTGAATGGAGTGTTGAAAGTGCTGCTGATTTTGAAAGTGTATTTACGTTTTTAGCCAAATCAACTAAGTTCTTTGATGAATTAATTATTACCCCAGAGGCAAAAGGAGATTTTAAATTAAGAGAATTAGCTACTAAAGTAAGAGAAGCATTTAATTTACTTCGTACTCATTTAAGAAAAAATTATCCTGATGTGTATGAAAGAATAAAAATGATATCTGAAACATCTACTTTAGCTTCTAATTCATTTTTTACTTCAGGTGGTGAGGGAGAAAATCATACAGGTCCTTCTCCTCGTAAATCAACTTACGGGGCTTATACACAAGCAGGATATAAAAAAGTAAACGAAGGTCCTGGAGCTACTTTAGGTCCTGGTCCTAAAGCAGGTCCTGAAGGTGTTAAGAAAAACATGTATGTAACTAAGTTTAAATACAAGTTAGTTGACCAACCTGCCTTAAATAAAGCAGCCAAAGGAATAGAAGTAAAACAACTTTGGACTGAAGCAAATACTGATGTAGAAACTTATTTACAAGATGCAGCAATAAATGATCCTAAAAATAAAAAATTTGTTGCCTCTCGTATATTGGCTTTTGATGAATTAGAAAGAAAATTAAATCAATTAGTACCTTTACTTCAGCAAGCCAAACATAAAACATTAGATTATTATAAACAAAATCCAGCCTCTTTTGCTGTAGTTTATGGTACTGATTTAGCAAACGATTACTTAAACGATTTAATAGAACTATTTAAAGACTAATATAATGGAAAAGACCTTACAACAACAATACAACCTTATTAAAGAAGGTAAAGCAAGTAAAGATGATTTCTTGAAAAGTGCTCGCAGAGTATTTCCTGAATACATTACTGCCTTAACAGACTACAATACTGCCGTTCATATTTTGAAAGGCAAGAGTGTTTTATCTGAAGGAGTAGGAGGTATTGTTACTCAAAACCCAATCCAACCAGATTGGTTTAAAATCTTCAAAGACAATATCAAAGAAGCAGTTGGTGTTAAAGATACCAAAGAATACGGTGATCAAAATTCATTTGAAAAAATTGATAAGGAAACAGCCGAAACTTTGAAAAAAGCTAATTTCGATAATGCTGATCCTAAAAACATAGATAACGTTTATGGTCAATCATTTTTAATGGGTTATTATACTGAAATGAAAGATCCTAAAAATGCTGATAAAACAGTTGATGAATTAAAAGCTATTGTATTAAAAAACATGACCAAAGACATTAATTATTATAACACAGAAACATCTTTTGGTGTTAAAGGAATCGGTTATAAAAAAGATGTAGTTGGTGGAGGTGAGCCAAAAGCACCCAAAGGCAAATACAAATCCTCAGGCTACGGTGATTTAGATAAAAAATAACATGAAACAAGTATTAATAGAAACCATTCCATTTTCTGTCTCTAGACAGCAGCTTCATGAGGGTATTAAAGCACCTTCTGGTAATCCTTTAGTTGAAGGAATACTTGCTACAGCTGAAGTAAAAAATGGCAATGGTAGATATTATCCAAAAGAGTTATGGGAAAGAGAAATTGATAAGTATCAAGAAGCTATTAATAATAATACCTCAACAGGTGAATTAGATCACCCTGAATCCTCTATCATTTCTCTTAAAAATGTTTCTCACATCATTAGAGAAGTTTGGTGGACTGGAGATAAAGTAATGGGTAAAATAGAAATCTTACCTACTACTTCTGGCAATATATTAAAAGCCCTTATCGACAATGGAGTAACAGTTGGTGTTTCTTCTCGTGGAATGGGTTCTCTAAAACAAATGAGTGAAGGAACATTAGAGGTACAAGATGATTTCGAATTACTTTGTTGGGATTTTGTTTCAACTCCATCAAATCCAGGTTCATATATGCAATTAGTTAAAGAAGGTAAAGAAGTTGAACAATACCAATATGGTAAAGTTAATACTTTATTAACTGAAATTTTATGTGCTAACGGAACCTGTCCTATATTTTAACCCCTCCTTGGATAGCATCCTTGGACCAACCCTCCCCTAAAAAGGAGGGTTTCATATTTTCGCGACTTTAAAGAATCCCCATATATGTATATTAGAATATGCGATCTCTATATCGCATCGATTGAAAATATTCTATTACGCTTCGACCTTCGTCAGTCATCAATAAGCGTACTTCCAACAAAAATTATTTGAGGACAAAAAACAAAATGGCAAACAGAGACTTATTAAAAGAAGCCATTGCCGATGCTAAAGCTGTTAAGGAAACAGCCATCGCCAATGCAAAGGCTGCTCTTGAGGAAGCTTTTCGCCCCCACATGCAAGAACTTTTAGCTAAAAAGTTAGAAGAAATGGATTTGGAAGAGGAGGGAACTTACGAAGGAGTAGACGAAATGAAAGAAAAAGAGCTCGAAGAAATGTACGACACTACTGAAGAAGGTATGGACACAACCGAAGAAGGTATGGACAAAAAATCAGTAGATGAAGTTGATCTTGAAGAACTCTTAAAAGAACTCGATTCTTTAGAAGAAGATGAAACTATTAACTTAACTGACTTCCCTGACAATCCTACCGAACATGGTAACATTGCTGAAGCTGCCAATTTCTCAGTTAAACTCTTAGTACCTACTGTGTATTATGATAGTGAAACTGGTGAATTAGCAGATTCTCCTTATGACTGGTACACTGAAGATGAATTAGAAGATGCATCTGTATCTAGTTTTGATGATGGTAATGAATTAGCTATGGTCGTTTTTGATGGTGACATGAAAAGCTA